ACATACTCTGCCCAGTTTATTTGTATCTCTGTTTCATCTGCTTCCTCGCAGCCTCTTTTTTTTATAATCATTTAACTGATTTTTGAACTCTGTTAACATATCTTTAATTTCGTGCGTTCCAAGTGGGCACAGCATGAGAGCCTCGTCAAATGTGACTGTTCTTCCATTGCTTCTTAAGATTACATAAATAAGTTTAGCTGTTAGTTCAAACTCCTCATCTTCTGATAAATCTTCTTTTGCCATCAAGCCATCTAGATGCTCTTTTTTGATATAGTAAAGAGTTCCAAAGTTGATATTAATTCTTAAGTTCGAGCCATCAGTCAGACGAATACTTCTGTGCTTCATATATCTTCACTCCTTTTTTACTAATGTTTAGTCGCAAGCGCTTCGTAATCATCTTCTGTGATGAGAGGTGCTGCAAAGAAAGTGTCCTCTGTCACTGTAGCTGGGAGTTCTACATCAGCAGAAGTTGATACCCCATAAGTGCCATCATTGAGCGGATATGCTCTGATAGTGATAGTATCTGTCTGTTCTGAAAAGCTCTCTGTTGAAGTTGCAGTTTTATCTGTGATTCCAACAAGTTTACACTTTCCAAACCATTCATATCTTCTTTTACCCTGTGAAAGTTTAACTACTTTTCCATATGCAAAGTAAGGCTTGATTCCATTTCTGTTTGAAATAATAGCTCCACTATTTGTGATTGTGTCACCTTTCATTTTTGCAAGTGTCTGATCTGAAAAAGCAATAACTTCTACTGTGATGTCCTTGTATGCTACATCATCTTCCTGTCCATACTGAGTTCCAGAAGCGTAGATTGGTGTAGATGACGAACTGTCAGCTACTTCTACATTCTTAACTGTATTTGTCTTGATCACATCGGCTTCCCAGTCTCCAGCCCAGTCTTTATTCTCATCCATTTTATCAAAGCATACATACTGTGCTCCGACTGTCTGTTTATAGCTAGGCTTTTTTGTTGTAATTGCCATGACTTATTCCTCCTTTTTTAAAATCCTAATTCTTGTAGTATAATTTTCTGATATTTTTCAATATTCTGATTATAAGTTGGCTTAATATGGGGCTGTGCATCGATTTTCTTCGTTCCTCGTTCAATCATAGGACCGTAGTATTTGCCCCAACCGACTTCTATTTCTTTCTTTTTCGTATTAACTTTTGTAGTAACTGTATCTAGCAAATGTGTATATCCGCTTTTATTAATACTGCTTCTTGGCTTTGGCAGTGCTCTGACATCTTTTGCCAGGGCATCTGCTCCTTTTTGTATAGCATTCAATACTTTGTCTTTATCGACTTTTTGTGAATACTTTTCAATCAGTTCATTAAAATCTTTGAATCCATCATTTTTAAAAAATTCTTCACTCATATCCTTTTACCTGTACTGCACAGTAAGTGTGGTAGATTCTGTCTTGACGATTAAATTCGTGATAGAATGTTGGTCTAATTCCCAACTCTCTTGCTTTAGTTCTGAAAGCCTTGTAGCTTTCTGGAAGTGGAGTGACTGAATAAAAGTCTATCTGGTAAGTGTCTATTCGTTCATAGTCAAGGTCAGATGCATCTACATCTTCAGACTGATATGGATAGTAGACTATTCTGTCTTTTGATTTACTCTCTTCTGCAGTTTCATAAAGTGACACGTCATCGCAGCATTCGTGAAGTAATTCTGATAAATCTCTTTTTGATTCTATAATCATTCAATCACCTCGTATTCTTTTTCAGGAGTAATCAGAGTAAGCTCTGTCTCCTTGATTCCAAGCCTTGAATCTACCAAATGTGCTACATTAAATATCTTGAATTGTTGATTTTGAATAATCACAAAGTGCTTATTTGTGATTACTCTGTATTCTGGGATTCTTATCTTCATTTGAACTTCGATATTACTTCTTTCAAAGTCAAGTCTTGTTCGGTCAAAGATTGATAACTCTCTGAACCAAACTTTTAACTTCATGTCTTTTAGAATATCTTGATGAAAGTCACCTTGCGAATTATCTTTTTTTAATTCATAAAATTCTGCTATTCCATCATTATAAGTTGGAACTGCCTGTTTAAACATTAAACATCACACTCCGTTTCCAGCTGCCATCTCAGAATCATATCTCTGTAGTTTTCTTCGAACTCAGGAAGTCTTTTCTCGATAGCATAGTACATATAGTTTTTTAAAAGTGTTCTAAAATTAAAGTCTGATTCCAAATTTACAGAACAGCCATTATTTAACTGCTCAAAGTATGCAAGTCCCTCTTTGCCGATACGATTTAAAGTGCTTTTTGGGAAGTATGGAGGAATGTTAAAGTCCTCTATTACTTCCTCGATTAATTCCTCCATATCTCAATCTCCTTTACTAAGATGTAGCTACATTCTTGTAAGATGGAACATACTCTACAAGTTTTGTCACATCAAATGGAACTGCTGTATTATCGTCATCTGCTCTACCATTTGCATATGCTTTTGCGATGATTAAATCTGCATCGTCCATAGCAAGTGTCTGGTCGTATCTCTTAACACCTGTCTGAGTTAATCCCATTGTGTATGCATCTGCGATTGTGAAGATACCTGTTCCCTGTGGGCAGTTAGCTGTTACTAATTTTGTAATTTTGATTGGTGAAACTGAACCATATCCGCCAACTGGAAGAAGCATGAATAATGCTGGGTCAACATACTCTGCTTCATCAAGTGGATTGCAAATGAGGAATAACTCAGATACTGTTCTAAGTCCATTGTTTGTTAATGTCTTTCTAACTCCAGCAAGCTGCTTAGCTGTGAATCCTGTGATTGTAGCTAATTTAGTCTTAGCTTTGTTTGTTCCATCTGTGTTTGTGACATTTAGCTGTCTTAAGATTCCGACTGGGGCTACTTTTCCATTTCCATCGATGAATCCTTTTTCAAGTCCATCCTGCATAGCTTCAGCAAGAATAGCCATCACATATCTGTCTACATATTCTAAAGCTAAATCTGCGATAGCTTTTGGAAGTACGATGTAAGCTGTTAACTTATTAACTTCGATGTTTAATGATGTGATTGTGGCTGTTAATTCGCCAGCGACTTTCGCATCGATTGCACCCCAAGTAGCTGCTCCTGTCTTTGATGCTGAAATCCATTTTTTCACATTGGCTGGTGTGAATTTTACGATTGTTAAAACATTTGATGCTTTTTTAACATCTGCAAGTGTTCTGTCGATGATTGTTTCAGGAATGATATCGACCTGATCTGCAGTGAGTGACTGTCTTACATTCTTTAATCTCTCATAGAATGCTTTCTCTGATTCATTGAGAGTTCTAAGGCCTAAAGACTTTTTGTACTCTGCATCTGATTCTGCTGCTTTTGCTTCAGAAAGCACCTGATTAACTACTGCTTCATTATTTGCTTCTGCGATAATCTGCATAGCTTCTACAATTGCTTCTTCTTTGTTCTCTTTTGCGAGAGCTTCTTTAACTTTTAAAGATGTCTCTTCTGATAATTTCTTGTCAATTTTCATAATTTTAATCTCCTTTACTTTAAATTGTTTATTTGAAAAATGCTTCCCAGCCGCTTAACTGCTGCTGTTCAACATCTTCATGTACTTTTTCTTCTTCCTCTTTTTCTTCTGGAAGTAATGCTTTTACTTTTTCTGCTACTTTCTCTGCTAACTCTTCCCAGTTTGGCTCATTGCCTTTCTGTTCTGGTTCAGCGAGTAACTTGCCTTTGATTAAATCAAATGCTGACTGATTTACTCCATCCTCTTTTTTATTAACGATATCTGTAGCGAATCCCATCTCGACTGCACTTTCAGCTGTAATCCAGCTTTCATTATCCATCAGATTTTTAATTTCTTCTTCAGAAATATTCGCAGTCAGCTTATATGCATTTACAGAAGCCTGTGTGATGATGTCTAAGTCCTCTGCTGTCTTTCTTAAAGCTTCTGAATTACCTGCAGCACAAGTCCACGCATTATGTATCATTAAAAGTGAAGAATCGCTCATCACTCTCTTATCTCCAGCACAGAATACTACTGAAGCTGCTGAGCAAGCGAATCCATCACAGATAGTAGTTACATTCTTGTTTATTGACTTTAATGTATTGTAGATTGCTAATCCCTCTGATACATCGCCGCCATAAGAATTAATGTGTACATTAACATTCGATGCCTGAATTTCTTTCAATTCATTGACGATATTGTAAGCAGATCTGTCTGGATCGTCATCCCACCACTGTCCATAAGTTGAAATATCTCCAAATATATATAAATCTGCTACATCTTCATTTTCTGTTAACTGATAGTATTTACTCATTTTTTTCACCTCCTTCTATCTCTAACTGTGTGCTATCTTCTGCAAAGTTCTTAGTTAATGCTCTCGCCTGAGAGAAGTCTGTATTAAGTGCTTCGTATCCGACTGCAAGTCTTAACTCGTCAAAGTTCCATCCAACTCCTCTTAATGTACTCTGCTGAGTAGCAGTGTCTAAGAAGTCTCTGTGCTTAAATCTTCCCAGGAATACCATAATCCTTTCACCTTTGATATAGTCGTCTGTTCCGACTAACTTTGCATTAAATGTGTCGTTCATCATTTCTGCAATTGGTCCAACTGCATACGTGATGAATTCATTTGCAGCATCTGACTTTTCTGTGATTGTTCCCTGGAACACTGTTTGAGGGATGTCAAATGCCTTTGCAGTTTCTGCTTCAATCTGATTTTGAATTTTTACAATATCCTCTGACTTGATTGTGCTAACTGTACTAAATTCAGTAAGTTCAAGTCCTTTTGATTCTGGAATAATTAACTCATTCTCTAGCTTTTCTTTTAATTCTGCAATGTATTTGTCTTTTGAAACTACCTCATCTGTTCCATCATCTTTTTTTCGTCTGATGTTAATCATTGTGTCCATTTTTAATTTGTACTTTGGAGTGCTCTCCATCTTTGCTTTTGCAAGCATTGCTGAAGCAGTATCATCAAGTAGCTTATTCACTTTTTCATAAAGTACCGTCTGTTTATGACTTGTCCATCTGAATATCAGTATGTCGTCTGATGATATTTTTTTGTTAATGCTTACACTTGTTCCGCCATATGACACAGTGATATTTGAATACTTTCTCGGCTTTAATACTTCATTCGATTCGTCAAATGAATCTACGATGTAATATTTGTTTGAAATTCTGCACACATAGCAGATTCCTGTTCTTAGAGTCTTTTTTATAACTCTCGCCCAGAAGTCTGTACCTGTCTCATTGTCGTTTGGTCTTACATTTAAACGAAAGTAACTATCGTCATATCTTCGTCCATCACTGCCAATCAGCAGAATCTCTGACTTTGCGATTGCATTCGCTATCATTCCAATTGCTTTTTCTTTAGCAGCCATCGCAAGTTGTAATTTTGTTGTGTTCAAAATTATTAAATCATTTAAAGTCTGAATTTTTCCATTTTTGTCTTTGAATAAAAAATCTAACATTTGTCTTTTCACCTCCTGTCTGGCTAAATATATATAACCGCCTCATCAAGCAAGTCTCGACAGAAGAATGCGACTAAGAATGCCATGAATCCATCGTTCTTTCTCAACTTTGGCTCTATCTTTCCATAAGCTTTATTCCCATATTTATCTGTCAGAACACAAGTATTATTCGTATACCATCTCATTATAGCCGACTGGCCAAAATTAATATTTCCTTGAGCAAATTCCGCCTCTATCGCAGGTGCTATGATTCCCATTGCAGAGCCCAGTCTACGAATTAACCTAACTAATCCATCTGGATCCTGTCGGCTCTCTATTGATATTCCTTCTTGTATAAACATCTGTTTAAAGTATTCATATCTGTACGTATCCATTGCGATTTTAACGACATTGTATTCGCTCATTCTATCTCTGACCCAGCGAATCATATCATCTATCGGAATAGTGGGAGCATACACGATTTCGAAATCTTTAAACTCTTCCATTCCGGCTTTTGAAAGTGGGAACTTTATTTTGCTCAAGAATGGGCTTTCGGAGCATATCCAAGTATGCTGTCTGAACACATACTCGTCTCCGTCTTTTGTTAGAATTCCTGCTGATGCAAAGTCTCGCACATCTGCATAATCGATTCCGATTATCGCATTTTTCCCTTTTTGTTCATTCGTCTGTCGCAGTGTCTTTAATTTGATGTCGTCATAGCAGCATCGAAGAATATTATTCCAAGAAGTGACTGTCTCTTCTTCATTCCTGTCTGGCAGATTCATTCTTTTAGTTACAAATTCTGCTCGTTTGCTCGGCAGCATCTTCATATCGACATAATCAGCTTTAATCTGCTGAGCTAGAATTGGCATATATTCCATCGATGGATTAGCTTTATGCCAAGACTCTTCATTGTCAATTTCCTTTTCATCGTCAAGTCTGCAAATAAATGGGAATATTCCTGTGGGATTTTCTCCACTTTCAAGAATTGCAGTGCATTGGTCGAGCAGTTCGTCGAGTGGTCCTTCTCTTACATAGCCTTGAGTAGTGATGATAATCTCTCTTGGATGTTTAACTTTACCCATCGCCGATTCGAATACATTAATCGTATCGTAATTGACATAAGCATGTAGTTCGTTAAAGAATATACATCCAGGTCTTTTTCCATCTTTCGTGCTTGAATTCGATGTGTTATATCTGAGTACCGACCCTGTCGAAAGATTCTTGATTTCTTCTTTCGTAACTTTGAACTTGCCTCTCCACTTTGGCAAAGACATTTCATCATATGCTACTGCGAATGTATCTTTAATCTGCTGCTCTGAGTTAGCTACTAATTCAATGTGATAGTTTTTAACTCCGTAAAGTGGAGTCTGTAAGAAATTAGCAAGTGGGACCATCAGTCCGTCTTTACCATTCCCTCTTCCCATCATCATGAATATTTTTGGAAATACAGGGCGGTCATCCTTGTACATAAACACAAATGCATATATGAATTTTTGGAATGGAAATAGTGGATAGTAGTTCTTCTCGCAGAAAGCTAAACACTTTCTGTATGTATCTTCATCGAAGAGTACGTCCTTTCTTTTCAGCAAAGGCTTAACTATATTTTTGATTAAAAGTTTTCTGTCTTTGTTAATCCACTTAGGGTGCTGCTTTGCATATTCGATATAATCATTAATCTCTTTACAAATAATCATCCGCAGATTCTTTCTGTACTGGCTCCTGCAATCCTAATAGCTGAATTATTTTCAGCATAATTGCCTGCTCAGTATTCATGATCTTAATTGATTCATTTGTCTTAGTGACTTCATTGCCTTTACAATCGAATGCTTTAACTACAGCTCCTCTACTCTTGATGTCTTTGTTCAAATCTGCAACTATCTTCCAATGCTTCATATAGTCGTCAATGAGTGATAGATTATAATCAGTCTCAATTCCCTTTTCACTCAGCTGATTTACAAGTGAATCTTTTACTTTCTTTTCTGAAATTACTGCCATTCCTACCACCTCTCATTCGTTTCAAATATTTCTACGACATCAAAATCAATATCAGACTGAATGTAGCAATCGTATATGCTTTCATTTTTAGCAAGTGTATCAGACAGATTTAATAAGTCTCTACGTCTGCCCCTCTTTTTGATATTCGCCTTGCAGATATCTGGGGGAGTGTTTATCCAGATGTACTTTTTCTTCAATCCTTTAAACATGCATTCTTCTTTGATTGTTGGAAAGCAAGTGATGTGTGCTACATCGATTCCCTTGTGATACAGTTCTAAAGTTTTTTTGATTTGGGAATCTTTCGATTCTTCCAAATCTGCATCTGTGAAGTTTTTAAAGTTTTCTGCAGCAAAAGTTGATTTGCCAGCTCCAATTAATCCACATATAATCGTGATCATCTTATTTCTCCTAAAAAATTCGTACATACGCGAGAAAATCTCCAGAGTTAGG